ACGAGCTTGTCCCACATCGCGACGATGCCGCGCCAAAGGCTCTGGATGATCTTCTGCCCGGCAGCGAACAGGTCGATCCCGAGGAACGTATTGCTGATCCAGTTGACCAGCCGGCCCATGTGGACGAACGGGTTGAACTCGGTCAGCAGCCGCGCGATCCCCTGGGTCCAACCCTCGTCGAATGCCGCGCCGAGCGAGTCCCAGACCCCTTCCCAATAAGCGACGAACTCGTCCCATCGGTCGATCAGGCCGTAGATCGAAAGCCCGATCCCGGCGATCATCAGGATCAGCCAGCCGACCGGCGTACTCAGCAGCGCCCAGCTAAGGCGGCCGAGCGCCGGGATCAGACCGCCGGGACCGATCAAGGTCGCGATCAGCGGCCCGAAGACCTTCGCGGTCAGGCCGATCAGCGCCGCGTTGACCGGGCCGCCGACGAGATCGGCGAAGACCTGGAACGCCTCGAACATCGCCTTGACCGCGGCGACGACCTGCTGGACGCCGTCCCAGACCTTGTCCCAATCGACCTCGCGGAGGGCTTGCTCGACCGCCTGGAAGGCGACGATCATGTTGTCGCTGATCTGCTGCGCCCAGCGTTCGAGCGTGCCGTCGTCGGCGAGCTGGTTGACGTAGGTCAGCAGGTCGACGAGCTTGCCCTTGAGGAAGTCGAAGACCCCGGCGCGGCCGATCATCAGGGCGAAGCGCGACCACTGGTCCCGCAGGTTGGCCGTGACGCCCGACCAGGTCCCCGAGAGCTTGTCCATCGCGCCGGCGTAGCGCCGGTTCCAGATCCCGGTGATCGTCGCCTCGATCTGCTCCGACGAGTTCTTGTCGGCGTAGGCGACCATCTGCTGGCCGTTCTCGTTCCAGTAATAGGCGATCCGGTCGCCCTCGACCCGCGCCCTGATCCCGAATTCCTTGAGGCGCTCGTTTTCGCCGGTGACGGCGTCGGCGAGCGCCTCGACCGCCTGGTCGAGCGACTTCCCCATCGCGGCCGCAGCATCGCCGGCGCTGTTCAGCGACCCGGCCATCGGGTTGAACCCGTAGCTCCGCAGCTTGACGAAGGCGCCCGTGACCTCGTCGAGCTCATACGGGGTCCGGGTCGCGAAGTCCGAGATCCACGACATCGACTCTTTGGCGCGGTCGGCCGAGCCCTCGAGCGTCTCGAGGATCGTGGTGTACCGCTCAAAGGTCGAGTTGACGTCGATGATCTCTTTGACGCCGAACCCGACCGCGGCGCCGGCGAGCGCGCCGACCTTCGCGATGAGGGCGCCAGCCTGCGACGCGGCCCGGCCGAACGCGGTCCCGAGATTGCCGACCGCCTGGCCGAGCCGCGTGACGCCCGAGACGTCGCCGAACGTCCGGCCGGCCCGCGCCAGGGTGTCGAGCGGGCGCTTGATCCGGTCGATCGCCGCACCGATCCGCCGGAGCGGGGTCGTGATCCGGTCGATCGCGGTGATTTCGACCGAGGCTTGCGTCGCTGCCTGAGCCATCACGCCCCCTTGTTCCGGGGCGGCGCGTATCGAGCCTTAGCCCGGTCGCGCCAGTCCCGGAGTTCGTCGGGTTCCATCGGGTCCATGTCGGCCGGCGCCCATCCGAAGACGAACGCGAGATCCGCCATGTACGAGCGGGTCTGTTCCGGCGTCAGGCCCGCGCCGGCATAAAACCCTCGACGATCTTCCCGAGCCCTTCGAGGTCGGCCGCGTCGATCTCGTCGACCTCGGCCGGGGCCAGATCGCAGAGCCGGCCGATCAGGTACAAGGTCTTGTCGACCTGGCTACCCTTCTGCCGGTCCATCTGGCGCAGGTCCCCGGCCTTCGGCCGGCGGACCGTCACGGTCGAGGTCTCGACCCCGTTGAGCTTGATCGGGACCTGCAGGACATAGTCCTGCGTCGCAGCGATATTCGACATCTATGCCCCCATGAGAAGGGGCGCCGGTTGGTCCGGCGCCCTGGTGACGCGCCGGGCCTCAGAGGCCGAGCGCGGTCCGCTGGGTCGCGAGCTGGTCGGTCCCGCCGACCTTCCGGACCATGTTCGCGACGTCGATCTCGATCATCTCCTGGCCGCCGATCGTCAGCTTGTAGTAGGCCAGGGCGAGCGAGAAGGTCTGGACCGCCTTGTCGCCGGGCTTCCAGTTGCCCGGATCGATCTCGCGCTGTCCGCCGCGCATCTGCACCACGACCGCGACGGCGTCCTCGCCCTGGCGCTGGATCGCGCCGCGGGCCGTCATCTGGACGTCGAACCGGCCGAACAGGCGGATCAGGTCCTCGTCGTAGTCCGACAGGACGAACGAGGCCTCGAGCCGCTCCATCCCCATCTCAAGCTCGACCGGGGCGTCCATTCCGCCGGCGCGGTGGTCCTCGGTCTTGAACGTCAGCTTGGGCAGGGTGAGCTCGTCGACGCGCCCGGCGTAGCCGCGGCCGTCGACGATCAGGTTCAGGTTCTTTAGGACGCGGGGCAGCTTGATCACGACACGATCTCCTCGATGTAGTCACCGACGAGCGCGGCCTGAAAGATGACGTGCTCGGCCGGGTACGGCGGGGTGAAGTCGAAATCGAAATAGACCTTGCCGGCCTGGATGTTCGCCGGCGTGTTGAGATCCGGGTTCGGCAGGCAGCGCCCGCCGAGGATCGCGCCGGTCGCGGTCAGGGTCCGCAGGTAGGCGTTGACGCCTTCGCTGACCTCCTCGAGATAGGTCCGGGTGATGTTCCGGTCGACCGCCCAGAGATGGGCCCGCAGGATCGAGTCCTTGATGATGTCGGCGGTCCGGACCACGGACAGGAACGCCCAGGTAGGATCGCTCGACAGTGTCCGGTTGCCCCAGAGCCGGAATCCGTCTTCCCGGATGATCGTCGCGACGTTCGCCTCGTTCAGCGCGTTGGCCTGGCTGTTCGGGTCGCCGAGCGCGAAGTCGATCGGGCGCGACGTACCGAGGATGCCGTTGATCACCTGGTTGGACGGGGACCACCAGAACCCGCGGTCGACGTCGATCCTGGCGATCAGGCCCGCGACGTGCGCGCTCGCAGGCGTGTTGATGATGTCGCCGTCCCACAGGACCGAGACCCAGGGGTCGACCAGGTAGACCCGGCGCGACCCGAAGTCCTCGGCATAGTCGATCGCCGCGGCATCGGCGCTGTTCGGCCCGTCCGCGATAATGACCCCGCGGAGCCGGTCTGCGATGCCGACCAGCTCGGCCACGACCGGGTTCGCCAGGGCGCCGATCGTCGCCGTCGCGGCCGCACCGGTCCCGCCGCCGCCCGTAAAGACGACGGTCGGCGCGGCGGTGTAGCCCCGACCGGGCTTGGTCACGTTGACCGCGATCACCTTGCCGGCGTTGCCGCCGGTCCCCAGGACCGCGACCGCCTCGGCGCCGGTCCCGCCCCCGCCCGTGAACGACACGGCCGGGGCCGACGTGTAGCCGGACCCCTGGGTCCCGACCGCGATGGTCTTGACGCCAGAAGGCCGCTGGTGCGTCCAGCCGGGCGCGATGAGGACCCGCGGGACCTGCCCGACCGTGGCGCGGCACGCCAGCAGGGCGTGAACCCCGGTCAGGCCGGTCGACGCGCCGACGATGTTGTCCATCGTCTCGTCGTCGTCGCCGCCCTCCTCGACCCTGACGACCAGGATCGTCGCGCCGATCTGGTCGAGGATACCGTCGACCGCGACCGGCAGGGTCCCGGTTAGGCCGAGCTTTGCCGCCGCGGCGCGCGACCCGTTGATCTGGACGGGCGTGTTGAGCGGGAAGGCACCCTCGACCGCGTCGGGCGCGGTCCCGACGATACCGATCACGCTCGACCTGACCGTTCGGATCGGGCGGGGTCCGTCGTCGACCTCGACGATCTCGACGCCATGCAGGAACTGTTCGGGCATGCTGGCCTCCTGGTGCTGCTGCTCTTGATGCGCCGGGCGGCGCGGTTAGGAAAAGGTCCGGCGACGGAACGCGCCGTCCCGGCCTTCGTCGTCCTCGATCGCGCGCCGGCAGTGCCCCCAGCCGCCCACCGGCCAGTTCAGGCAATCGATCAGGACTCGAGGGGCTGTCATGGCGACGGCCCAGGCCCGACCGAAGTCGCCGCGCTGGGCCTTGCCGAGCCGGCCCGAGATCGACTCGTCCGGGTCGCCGTAGAGGATGACGTTGAGGGCCTGCGACGCGGCGCAGAACAGGTTGTAGGCCACCGCGACGAGCCAGCGGCCCGACCTATCCCTGGCGAAGCCGAACGCGAGCCAGAGCGCGACGAGCGCGGCCGCGGTCGTCATGCTTCGATCACCGCCGCGGCGCGGAACAGGTCGTCCATCGCCTCGTCCGAGATCGCGAGCTGCACCGCCATCTCGGACACGAGCGCGCCGCCGCGCGTCACCTCGTTTGCGTATTCCCACGCCTGGACCGCGACGGGGTTGCCGCTGTTCTTGATCGCCTGATCGACAGCGTCGAACAGGCCGGCGCCCATCAGCGCGGCCCGGGCCTGGAAGTTCGTCACGACCTCAGGGACCGCCGCCGGCGGCGCGTCGACCGTGACGGGCGAGTAGTGCGGCGCCCCGTCGACGTCGATCAACGTCCATCCGGTCACGACCTGACCCGCGGGGATCTCGTCCTGGACGACGCGCGCCAGGCCGAGCGCGGCAAGCTCCGGGTCCGCCATGACCTGCTCGGCGTTGGACGGCGGCGCGACGCCGCCGAGCCACACCGGGAGCCGCTTCCCGTCCCAGGCCAGCCAGGCCGTGTCGTTCTCGTCGCGATAGGCGAGCATCGGTCTACCTCCAAGACGCGGTGATCAGGGCGTAGCCGGTCGAGCTGGCCCACGACGCTGTGATGGTCCGCGGGTTCTGGTCCGCCGTCGTCGTCGTCGAGCCGCCGTGGGCCTTGTGGGTCCCGCCGTTCGTGTTCGTGTCGAAGTTCCCGGTTACGCCGGCCCAGGTCGTCGCGCCGGTGTTGGCGTGCATCCCGATCGCGATCGTGACGCCGTCCTTTTTCACGTTGATGTTGCCGGCCGCGCTGGTGCTCGACCCGGTCGCGCCGCCGGTCTGGATCGGGGTGTTGCTGAGCACGTTGTCGAGCGCCCAGACCCCGATCGCGATCCAGTTGAGCTGGTTCCCCATCCCGGAGATCACGACGTCGCCGGTCGTCCCGGTCGGGACGTTGCCGATGTAGAGCGCGGCCCAATTTGTGCCGTCGGTCTGGAGGTCGACCCGGTTGCACGTCACGCCGCCGACCGTCAGGGTCGACGGGTACGTGCCGACCGATCCGGACCACCGGGCCGTGACGCCGACGACGACGCGCCGGGTCGCCGACGCGGTGCCGATCGCCTTCGCGGTGAACGTGTAGCTCGAGGCGTCGGAATTGTTGAAGTCCGAGTCGGTGAACGCGAGCGTGATCGGGGGCTTCGACCCGCCCCCGGGCATAGGCACGGTGCCGGGGATCATGGTTACGCCGCTGCCTTCGCGGCCTGGGTAATCAGGATCTCGGTCGAGCTGCGGACGTCGTAGTAGCACCAGTCCTTCGCGCCGGCCGCGGTCGAGAGGGTCAGGCCCCCGCCCCCGTCGGTCTTGAGGTTGCTCGACAGGGCCAGGGTCTTCGACCCGCCCGTGCCCTGGATGATCAGCAGCCGGCCCTTCTGCCCGACCCGCGTGTTGGTCGGGTTCGCCAGGGTCCTGGCGCCGCCCAGCGTGACGACGAAGTCGACCCCGGTCGACATGTCCCACGAGATCGTCGCGCCATCGGTCAGCGTGACCTCGGCCATCGCGCCCCAGACGTTGTCCGGGGTCAGAACCTTGTCCGCCGTCGCGGCGAGGAACTGCGCCGACGTCGCCTTGGCGAACGTCACCGCGTTGCCGAACGCCGTGCCGCTCAGGTAGTAGCCGGTCGCGTTGATCGTGCCGACGCCCATGTCGGACACGCCGCGCATGGCGAGGCCGAGGCCAAGATACATCTTGGTCAGGAACGACCCGCCGCCCATCGTCGTGAAGAGGAGCGAGGCGTCCTCGGACCCGGAGACCGGGTCGTCGATCCTGGTGTCGATCGAGGCGTAGTCCGTCGCGGCCGCGACGCTGTTGCGACCACGCCAGTACAGGAAGCCGAGCCGGTCATTTGCCGCCGGCGTCAGGCTGACACGCTCGAGGTAGACGTTCGGCCCGCCCCCCGCGCCGTCGTCACTCCACTGGAACGTGGCCGGCGCCCCCGAGCCGCCGCTGAACGTCGTCGCGCCGCTGAACGTGTTGCTGCCGTTCAGCAGCGGGATCGCAGCGCCCGACGTCCCGGTGTTGGCGAACGCGGCGGTGCCGAGCGCGACGCCCTGCTGGAAAATCGCCTGCGCGTTCAGAGAGCCGGTGCCCTGGTAGGAGCCGGTCGGAGATCCGACGACGACGCCGCTCGCCCAGCCCATCTGCGCGGTCAGGGTGCCGGCCACCACCGTGTTGAGCACCAGCTGCGCGTCTTCGCTGGTGTCGGTCGGGTCCAGCAGCGTGCCGACGAGCGAGATATAGGTGGTCGCGTTGGCGGCGCTGTCGTTGCCGGTCCAGAAGATGCGAGCCAGGCTGTCAGCCGCGGCAGGGCTCGCGCTGTTGCGGTAGAGCCGGAGATCCGGCCCGGCGCTCGCTCCGGCGTCGGTCGACTGGACGTCGAGCACGATGCCGGTGGTGCTGGTCGTGAAGACGCCCGCGATCGCGGTGCTGGTGCTGAAGGTCTGCCGCGCGCTCCAAGTGGCCGCGGCATTCAGCAGCGGGATCGTCCCGCCCGACGTCCCGGTGTTGGCGGTCGCCGCGGTGCCGAGCCCGGTGATCGACCCGACCGCGATCGACGTCGCCGTCGCAAAGGCGCCGAGCTGGGTCCCGTTCAGCCAGATCGTCTGGAAGTTGGCCGAGCCGGCGCCCTTGTCGCCGCCAGTCACGCCCTGGCTGTAGATGCCGGCGCCGAAATTGATGGCGGCGGTCAGCGTCCCGGCCTGCATGGTCGAGACGACCAGGCGCCCGGCCTCGGTCGTGTCGGTCGACGCGACCAGGAGCGCCGAGATCCGGCCGTATATCGTATCGTTCCCGGCGTCGTCCCGGCCCCGGAAGTTGATCAGCCCGAGCAGGTCGTTCGCCGTGGCCGAGGCGCTGTTGCGGTCGATGTTGAGCGCCGGACCCGCCGTTGCGCCGTCGTCGTTCAGCCGGATGGTCTGGTCGGACAGGAAGACGTTCGACCCGCCCGTCACGGCGTAGCCGCTCGCCGGGAGGTAGGTCGCGACCCAGGCCGAGCCGGACCACACCCGCATCTCGGACGCGCTGGTGTTGTAGTAGAGATCGCCGGCCGTCCTGGCGCCGCCGTTCGGATCGGTCGACGGGTCCGACGAGGCCGCGCCGTAATAGATCGCCTGGAACGCGGCCAGGCTCGCCGCGGCAGCGGTCGCGCTGCCCGCGGCCGCCGTGGCCGATCCAGCCGCCGCGGTCGCCGAGCCGGCCGCCGCGGTCGCGCTCGCCGCCGCCTCGCCCGCCTTGGTCGTCGCAGTGCTGGCGCTTCCCGACGCGGACGTTGCCGAACCAGCGGCCGCCGTCGCGCTGCCCGACGCCGACGTCGCGGAGCCGGCCGCCGCCGTGGCGCTGGTCGCCGCGTCGCTCGCCTTGGTCGTCGCGATCCCGGCCTGCGTCGTCGCCGTCGTGGCCTGGGTCGTGGCGGTCGACGCGCTGCTCGTCGCCGACGTCGCGGAGCCGGCCGCGCTCGTCGCCGAGCCCGCCGCCGCCGACGCGCTGGTCGCCGCGTTGGTCGCGCTCGTCGCGGCGGCCGACTGGCTGGCCTGGGCCGCCGTCTTGGCGCTCTGGGCGTTGGTGTTCGCGGTCTGAGCCGCGTTCCGGATCTCGATGAGCTCGTCGACGATGGTGTCTGCCGCCGTCGTCGCCGCGCTGTTGGACGAAATCCAGACGTCGTCGAACGTCTCGCCATCGGCCTCGGCCGAGACCGTGATGATGTCGACGTCGAGCTGCCCGCTCGCCTTGTCGAACCCGAGCGTCCGGGCGATCGCCCAGACGTCCGGGTCCGACTCGCTGGTCAGCAGCAGGAACGGCCCCGGGGTGAACAGGTCCCGATAGCCCTCATCATCCGTCCCGTTCGACACGACCAGGGTCGCCGCGCCCGTCTCGAACTCGACCGGATAGGCCGGGTCGACCGGGGCGAGCAGGAAGCCAAGCTCGGTGAGCCGCTGAATCCGGGTCAGCGACGGCCCGAGCACCTGGTCGAGCCGCTCGATGCCGTCCTGCGTGACGCGCCGGATCGCGTCCTCGTACGAGATGACCTGCTGCTCGATCGGGTCGAGGCGCGCGTCGAGATCGTAGAACCTCTTATTGAGGTTCTCCGCGCTCAGCGCGTCCCCGTCCCTGAACCGATAGGTCTGGCTCTTGTTCGCCATCGCGGCGCCCCCAGGTCAGCGTCAGAGCGCGATGTCGATCCGGTTCGCGAAATGGAACAGGTCGAGCGCGGTATCGGTCGCCCCGATGAGGACGACCCGGTAGGAGCTGGTCGGGCTTCCCAGGTTGAACGTCGCCGTCCGGAGGACACCCCCGTCCGGATCATCCGCGTCGGTGACGCTCGAAGCCGCGATCTCGGACGCCCCGATCTTGAGCTTGATCGTCGCGGTGTGGTGCGCCGCGTCGAAGCCCTCGAGGAGTGTTTTGACGACGACCTCGGACGTGTTCGCCACCAGGGTCCGCACCGCCGAGAAGTGCTTGAGCGCCAGCGCGGCGCGGCTCACCTTCATCTCGGACCCCTGCAGCCCGAGCCCCGGCATCAGGTCAGACGACCCGATGAACGTGACCCGCAGCGGGAGCAGCGGCGGCAGGTTCCGGAGCTGCGCGCCCGATGCCGCCGCGATCGGGTACCAGACGCCGGCGCGCTGGAACTCGTAGAGCAGCTGCGTCGAGGGCGGGACGACGGTCGGGGCTCGGACGTCGATGTCGGCGATGCCGCCGGACAGCGACAGCGGGGAGAGATCGACCACGGTCCGGACGTTCGTAAAGCTCGCATAGTAGAGCTTGAACATCATGTCCTTGGTGAAGTCGCCCTGCTGGTACGCGCCGTCGAGGCTGTAGAAGATCGTGCCCTGCGTATAGTTCGAGCCGGCGACGATCGCGACCGAGTGGGCGCCGGCGGTCGTCACGACGATCGCATACCGCTTGCCGGCCTGGAGATAGACCGGCTTCGGGAAGGCGATCACCGTCTCGGCCGGGTACACGGTCATCGCCGACTGCGCGACCTGGGTCGAGCCGATGCACGAGTTCAGGTCGGGGACGCCGTTGATCGTCTCGCAGATGTTCACATAGACGATGCCGGTCGCGCCCTTCTTGACGAAGAACATCCCGATCTTGGTCAGCCACCCGTTCTGCGCGTTGAGGATGGTCTGCGCGATCTGCGACCCGTTGATCGTCGAGGTCGTCGCCTCGGTGTACCAGTAGGGCTCTTCGTAAGTGTCGGTCCAGAACTGCGTAATCCGGACGATCTGGTGGTTGATGTTCGCCCTGACCCGATCTTCCTCCGCGACGGTGAAGCTGTCGCCCGTGCTGTTCTGAAAAACGCCGGTGATCGGGTTGTACTTGCCGGTCGCCCATTCCTTGCTGTTCGTGCAGATCGTCCGGGTCGGCCCGAACCGGGTCCGCTGCCGCGTGAACGTGGCCTGCCTCATGTTGAAGGTCGTGACCTGGTACTGGTTGATCGGCAGCTCGCCGGCGTAGCCGGTCGTCGTCTGGAGCCGGACCAGATCGGTGTGGGCCGGCAGCAGGAACCCGTCGAAGCTCTTGACCGCGGTGGTCAGCGGGTTGAACAGCGCGAGCTGCGAGACGCCCTGAGCGGTCCAGGGGAAGCGGACGCCCTCGTCGACCCGGGCGTTGTAACCGGCCTGCGCGTCGTCCGACTCGTCGTCGTCGAGGAAGTAGTCTGCCCCATAGCTCGCGAAGTCGTCCGGGATGTTCAGCAGTTCCTTGAGCCGCGCGATATCGGACGAGATCTCGATGATGCGCTCGCGCGACGTCAGCCCGTTGATCTTGAGCGCGAGGCCGGCGACGTCGCTCTTCAGCGTGGCGATCTGCGGCTCGGCGAGGTTCCGCCACGCCTTGAGCGACTTGACGTCGGCGTTCACCCGGTTGAGCTGCGGGAGCTGCGCGACGCTCGACAGGTCGATCTCGAGTATCCCCGAGACGCCGACCCGGACGTAGCCGAGCAGGGTGTATCCGGTCGGGGCGGCCGGCTTCTGCGGCGTCGCCGACTCCACCCCGGCGGTCAGGACGATGACGGCGACGCGCGCCTCTTCCATCGACACGGCCTCGGGCTGGGTCTGCCCGGTCTGGAGGTCGATCAGGAAGTCGCGCGGCTGGACGTTGATGTCCTGCTCCTGCCCGACCGCCGAGACCGTGATCCACTTCTGGTCGAGCACCGCGAGGTAGCTGAAGACCGAGATCGTCTCGGCCTGATCCTTGCGGTAGACCTTGCCCGTCGTCCCGTCCCAGAGCCGGCCCGGCGCGACCTGGATCTCGGTCGCGCTCTGCTGCGTCACGGCGAGCCCGACGACCTGCCGCTCGGACGTGACTGCGTCCTGCACCATGTGCTGGTGGGTCTCGTCCCCGAACGTCTGGACGTTCTGCAGGTCCGCCGACTGAAGCTCCTGGCGGTCGCGGAAGGTGACGCTGCGTTCCATTCTAGATGGCCTCCGGGATGTACTCGCCGACCTTGTAGCGGCCGAGCCTGGTTGCGGTGCTGACGGGGACGACGAGGTAAGGGTTGATCTGCAGGCGGACGTCGTCGCTCGCCCGCTTGCCCCACAGCAGCGAGCGACGGACCTTCGTGATCCGCTGGTCCGCGGTGCTCGGCACCGGGAAGAGCCGGTTGATGAAGCCGCGCCCGAACGCCTTGCCGGGCGGAGTCGGCGAGCGCATGTCGATCGCGATCTCGGCCCGGTGCGCCGGCATCCGGCCGATCCGCTGGCCGAGGAACAGCGAGGTCTTGCGCCGGGCCTGCGCGACGGCGCGGTCCGGGTCGTAGAGCCGGAGCCGCTTCGCGATGCGCAGGCCGGCCTCGGACCGGACCAGATACCGGAGCCGCGGGCGGTCGCCGAGGAACACGCCATAGGCCGTCCCGGCGATCCGGACCTCTTCATAGGTCCCCGTCGCCGGCTGGAGCGACGGGCGGATCGAGAGCATCGACCACCGCTCGTCATCCGTGACATACGGCGCGTCCAGCGTCAGCCGGTAGAACCGCCCCGCCGCGTTCTGGTCGACCAGCCAGGGCCGCCGCGGCGCCTCGCCGAGGAAGACGCCCCGCGCCAGGCCCTTGAGCCGGACGTCGAGCGCGACGTGCCCGAGCCGGGCCTCGCGCAGCCGGTCCAGGTCGACGTTGTTGAGCGGCGTGACGAGCCCGGTGTCGGGGTCGACCAGTTCGAGCGCGTCGCCGATCCGCAGGATCGCCCCGGTGTCGGCCATGTAGCTCCGCGGCCCGCCGACCAGATCGCCGACGAACATCGACCGCGACACGCCCTCGTGCCGGAACGGGTAGATCATCACGTAGGGCATGCGGGCCAGGAAGGCGTCCCGCTCGGCCTCGGTCATCGCGACGCCGCAGAACGTCTTGGCCGGCGGCGTCGTGGCGCGCAGCAGCTCGGACCCGGCGAACCGGGCAAGCTCGCGGAACGAGCCGAGCGTCCCCATGATCCGGTGCGACCGGACCGCGCCGGCGACGACGGCGCGCCGCTCGGCCTCGCCGGTCGGCCAGGCCGGGACGTCGAACGCCCAGGCGAGCCACGGCAGGAAGGCGGGCGGGACGTCCTCGGGGTCCCACAGCTTGCGGATATCCGCGATCGCGATCGGCGGCGTGACCGCAGCCTGTTCGAGCGCGCGTTCGAGTCGGCCGGCGCTGCTCGGCAGCAGGGTCGGAACGTCAGACATCGACGAGGTCCGCCGTCACGGTCTTGCTGGTGCAGACCGCGACCCCGGTAGGCCCGACCACGACGTCGGCGCTCGGCCCGGCGAGCAAGACGTTCTGGACGCCCGGCGCGGTCAGGGCCGCGATGATGCCGGAGCGGGTCACGTCGTACGCGACGCGCCGGACCGAGGCGAGATAGGTGGCGAGCCGGGCCAGGGCCGCGGCGCGGACCGTAGCGGCGTCCGGGCCCGGATAGAGCACGAGCTGCGCCGAGACCGCGAACGTCACGGGGTCGGGCGGCCGCACCACGACCGAGTCGGTCAGGGGCCGGTAGTCGTCCGAGTTCAGCCGGACCCGGATCTGGTCCATGAGCGGGGTCGAGCTGCGGATCAGGATCGCGGCCCGCGACTGGTCGGTCGGCTGGGCGAACAGCGCCGCGCCGATCGCGAGATCGTCGCCGGCCTGGTCGGCCCGGGCGACGTCCTGCGGCGCCAGGACGACGACGTGGACCACGCCGGCCTCCGGCGAATGGACGCCGACGTCGACGATCGCGCCCGAGACCGCCATCGCGTGCGCCCGGTAGGCGTTGTGCGGCCCCGCCCCGGCGAGCAGGGCTAGGCCCTGCTGGACGCGGAGCCGGTACCGCTCGTCGGTCTCGCCGGTCAGGCGGGCGACGCCGAACAGCGCGCCGATGTTGTCGAGATCGTTCCGCGACGCCTGGGTCAGCAGCACGGCGCGCGCTGCGTCGTTGACCCGCTGCCTGAGCAGCATCTCGCGGTACGCCGCGGCCTGCAGCACCTTGATCGCCGGATCGCTGTCGAGCAGCGCCGTGAAGCTCGGGTCGCGCGCGACGAAGTCGGCCCGCATCGCGGCAAAGATCGCCTCATAGTCGAGCGCCTCGACCACGTCCGGGGCCGGGACCTGCGACAGGTCGATCACGGGGAAGTAGGGTCCGCTCATTCGACGATCACCCCATCGACCGTGACGACCTTGCCGTCCGGGAGATACTCGGCCTCGAGCGCCAGGCCGAGCCGGCCGTTCTGGTCCGCCGAGATGATCCTGATCCTGGTGACGCGCAGCCGGGGCTCGTCGTCGAGCGCCTCGGCGATCGCGGCGTAGAGGTCGACCGCGAGCGCCTCGTTCGTCGGCGCGTCGATCAGGTTCGGCAGGTCGGCGCCGTAGCTCCGGCGCATCACGCGCGTCCCGATCCGGGTCCGCAGGATGTCCCGGATCGACTGCTTAAGGTGGTCGATCCCGCCCAGCGCCTTGCCGGTCGCGGCGTCCATGCCCTGCATCGGCGCCCCCGCTCAGTCGGTGAAGACGTTCGACGCGCCCTCGACCGCCGTGTCGTTGTCGCTGTCCTTGTCGCCGACGCGATGGACCTTTTTCGACGCGCCGGGCGAGCCGAGCTTGACCGTACCGTGCAGCACGATCGTCGCCGCCTTGATCGTGACAGTATCCTCGGTCCCGGTGATCTCGGTCCCGGTGATCTCGGTCCCGCCGATCTTGACGACCCACGACCCGCCGGCAGGGATCGAGATGCTGTGCCGCTTCGCCGCGCCGTCGTGCTCGATCACGGTCCCGTCCTCGAGGACGGTCCGGCGCAGGTCGCCGCGATCGCCGGGCGCGGGATGCGCGTTGCGGTAGACCGAGCCGATCATGACGCCCTGGGCGAGATCCCCGCCCGGCGACGCGATGACGACCTGCTCGCCGACCGCGGGCGGGTCCCAGGTCCGCTCGCCCTGCCCGGCCCGCGCCGCGGTCCAGGGGACCCAGGTGGTCAGGTTGTCGCCGGTCCGGACGCGCGCCCGGGCCGCGCCATAGTCGATCTCTTCGATCACCCCGAGCCTGATCCCGCCGGCGACGCGGCGCTCGAGGTCGGCGATCAGCCGGTTCGGGTCACGCCTCTCCACAGTCGCCCACCGGGAGCCGGTCGACCGGCACGTAGTCGTCTTCGTGGCCCGGCCCGATCTCGGGCGCCCAGCCGACCAGCAGGTCGCCGTCCGGGCCGGGGCTGGTCGAGTCGCCCTCGTCGGTCCCGTCGCTCGCGATGATCCAGTACGCCACGTCGTAGGTCAGGCGCGCCGCGACGATCGTCCGGTCGCCCTCGTCGCCCGCGTCGATCTCGGTCTGGCTGAGCCGCGCCATCTCGATCCGGTTGCCGATCGTGTTGTCCCGGTCGAACGCCTGCTCGATCGCCCAGGCGATCTCGTCGACCGCGTCGTCGGCAGCGTCGCCCGACGCGACCGCCTCGATCGCGAGCCGCATGACGCGCCGCCGGCGGCCCGGCACCGGATAATCCGAGGTCGGGTCGAGCCGCTCGTCCCGGGTGTAGATCAGGATCGCCGGGAGCGCGTTCATCGCCAGCGGCGCCGAGCGCGTCGCGTAGACCCGATCGCGCGCCGCGGTCGGAAAGGTCTGGCCGCTCGGCGTCGCGAGCATGGCGCGGACCGCGGCGCGGATCTCTTGCCGGGGATGCGGCATCAGTCGTCGGCCCGGTGCAGGTAGCAGCGGACCGAGCCGGCCCCGTCCGGCTGCAGGTCGACAACCTGATACCGGGTTCCCTTCGCCTCGATCCGGTCGCCCTGCTCGGGCGCGAACCCGAGATCGGCGAGCCGGACGTCGAGGATCGGGCGGACCGCCGAGACCGGCACGCCCGCGTCGATCACGACTTCCTGGTGCGCCGCCTCGAAGATCCCGATGACGTCCTGAGCCGGCGTCGTGTCGGGATCGTGAGGGGCGCGCCAGTACCGGATCGGCCTGCCGAACGTGTCTCGGCAGGCCGTCGATACCATGTCGGTCAGCTCGTCCCAGGCGGGAGGCGTCACGCCTTGACCGCCTTGAGCAGGACCTCCGGTCGCCGGCAGAAGAACAGCGGGTAGCTGTAGACCTCCGGCTTGACCCACATGTTGCGCTGAACGTCGCGGACCAGCATCGAGTAGACCGGCTGGCCGAGCGTGTTGACGTACTCGAACGACTCGCCGGGGCTCAGCGCGACCTTGAACACGCCGCGAGCGTTGCGCGGGAAGAACTTCGCCTCGGTCGACTTGACGCCGAGCGCGGTGATCCCGCCCGTCGCGTTGTCGTCGAAGTTGTCGGCGCCGCGATAGTTGTGCCAGACGATCCCGCCGAAGGTGAAGCTCTGCCACGCCAGGTTGGTCCGCAGCTCGGCCGCGGCCTGCTGGTTGAGGTAGGTCTCCTTGACCGCCTTGTGGGTGATCAGGCTGTCGAAGAAATCGTCGCCCGCGATCGCGTGAACCTCGGCGTCGGGCCCCATCGCGCCCTGGCTGTTCCGCCCCATCGTGCGGACGACCTCGTGGCACTTCAGCCGAACCTCGGTCGTGCTGGTGGTCAGGGCGAAGTTGATCGCGGACGGCTCGGAGATCCCCCAGAAGTCGAACCAGTCGACGATGACGGAGCCGTCGGCGTCGAGCATCTTGCCCATGATCGCGCCGAGCCGGTGGTACTCCCAGGTCGTCTCGACGTCGCGCAGCAGCTTCTCCTGCCGGGTCCGGATCTCGGCCTCGACCGTCTGAAGCTCGGACTCGGACCCGAACGCCCGGATGCCCTGGATCTCGGACGCATTGATCGTGTCGCCCTTCGCGATGCGCACGGTCTTGAAGTACCGAAGGTCGCGGCCGTCGCGGGTCTGCTGCGGGATCGGCGCGCCGCGTTCGCTGGTCGGGATGATCGACAGCGTCGTGCCGCGCTTCTCGATCGAGACCATCTCGGTCCTGACCGGCTCGGGCTCGAACAGGCCGAGCGTGCCGAGGAAACCGGGCTGGAACGGCATGGCCGAGACCGCCTCGGTCATGCTGACGACGGAGAAAGCGTCGTCGTTGAAGATGTTCATGTGGGCCATTGGCCGGGGTTCCTTTTCTGCGCCGCTCGATCAGCGGACGATGATGCCGAGCTTGGCGAGGGTGGCGATCGCGGCCGCCTTGTTCGGCGACGAGATCCCGTCGGGCCAGACGAGCTCAGCCCCGTTGACCTCGGCGTGCCGGACGATCGCGACGCCGCGCGCGTCGGCCGCGAGCGCGTCGGCATGGCCGAACAGGATGCCGGCCGGGACCTCGTGACCGTCGGTCGCGGTCAGGTCGAGGGCGCGGTACTTGCCCGAGCCCGCGGCCTTGGTGACGGTCACGCTGAACGAGTCGCCCGACACGAAGTCGGTCGCGTCCGCGATGGTGAACTTGATCACCCCGTCGTACGCCACGCCGACCTTGGCCGTGCCGATCTCGACGCCATCCGGATCCTCGACGACGAACGTGCCGCCGTTCGTGCCCGGCTCGATGCAGACGACCCGATAGACGCCGGCCTTGACCCCGGCCCCGGTCGCCGGGTTCGCCAGGGTGAGCGCGCCCGAGCCAGCCGTGTTGCCGGCGTCGGCCGCCGCGACGGCGCTCGCCGCGCCGGTAAGCACCTTGCCGAGCACGGTCCCGGGCTCGAGGTCCGAGCCCGACGCGATGGTGATCTGCTCGCGGGAAATCATCCCGTTCGCCTCGGTCACGAGGAACTCGCCCGCGTGCCGGCCTTCCGTCTTCACAGTCATGTGCCTCTCCTAGTTCGGCCCGCGGGTCTGCGGCGCCTTCGACTTACATCCGCGCCGGCAGCTTCGCCTTGCGCGGCGCGGCGCCGCTCTTCCCGGCGCCGGCATGGTCCGGCGACGCTGCGGCGGCGGTGATCGCGGACGAGCGGTCCGTCTCGGCCGCCTTGTCGATCACGGCCTTGCGCAGGGCCGCCGGTTCGACGCCATCCCGCAGCGCCTTCGGGACGTCGACCACGACGCCCATCCGGCGGGCCTGCTCCGCGATCGCGACGATCTCGGCGGCGCGCTCGGTCGCGGCCGTGGTCGCCGCCGCTGCGGCGGCCGCGGCGAGCTGCTCGGGGCTCGCGGTCGCGGTGGCGGGCGCGGCCGGCGCCGCCGCGACGGGCGGGGCCGCGACGGCCGCGGGCGGGGCCGCCTCGGTCTGGCCCTGGGCCTTGGTGGTACCGGCCGCCGTGGTTCCGGCGGCCGCAGCGGTCTTTTCCATGCTGGGCTCCTGGTTGCTGCGAGCCGCCCGGGCGCCGAATGCGGAGCCCCGGCCGTCGCTCATGGTCGACGCCATCTCGCGGATCGCGTCGTCTAGGCTGCCGATCGCGTCGGCGAGCCCGATATCGAGGGCGTCCTGCCCCATGTAGACCTGCGCCTCGGTCCCGCGGACGTGCTCGGCCGAGAGGCCGCGCCGATCGGCGACGAGATCGACGAACAGCCCGTAGACCTTTTCGAGATCGGTCTCGATCGAGGTCCGGGCCTCGTCGGATAGCGGCGCGTGGCTGTTGCCGTCGAGCTTGCGGGCGCCCTTGGCGATGAAGCTGTACCGGAGCCCCGCCTTGGTATCGGCGCCGCTCTGGTCGACGTGCGTCGCGACGACGCCGACCGAGCCGACCATCCCGGTCCGCGTGACCCAGATCTGGTCCGCCGCGCTCGCCAGGGCGTACCCGGCCGAGCACGCCATATCGGCCGCGGCGGCCCAGATCGGCTTACCGGCATCGTCCGCGATCGCGCGGAGCCGGTCCGCCAGGTCGAAGCATCCGGCGACCTCGCCGCCCGGGCTGTCGACCTCGAGCATGACGCCGCGGACCCGCGAATCAGCCATCGCGTTGCGGACGTCGGCCTCGATCCCGGCATAGCCGACCATCCCGGACTCGGCGTCGAGCCAGCTGACCCGGTGCACCAGCGTCCCGATGATCGGCACGATCGCGATGCCGGACTCGTTCGCGATCGACCGGGTCGACCGCGTCGCCGGCGCGGCCGGTAGCTCGGCCCGGCGCTGCAGCGGCTCGCCGAGCAGGACCCGCGGCCCGATCGCCTCGAGGATCGTGTTCAGCTTGCGCTGGTCGATCAGGAGCGGCACCCCGAAGATCCGGGATGCGATGTGCGGCAGGTCGAGCATGTCGCGTTACTCCGCGGGCGGTACGGCCGGGCCCGGCGCGCCGCCCGGCTGCGCCGCGGGCTGGGGCGTCTCGGGCGCGTCCTCGGGGTCGACGAAGCCGGAGCCGCCGGGCCGCGCCTGCGTGACGCCCGCCGAGCTGGTCGACTTCGCGTCGGTGTCGAACACCAGCCCGAGCCGGTCGGCCCGGGCCTTGTCCGCCGCGATCTCCTCGTCGAGCGCGATCACGTCGTACCCGCGCTCCGCGACGGACTGCGCCCGGCTCTTGAGCCCGGCGCGGATCTGCGCGATCTCGGCCTGCACGTCCTTGAGCGGGTCGACCCAATCCCAATGGGGCGGGAGCCACTCGACCTTGCGGTATTCGCGGACCTTCCGCTCATAGTCGCGCAGCGCGACGGCGCCGGAGAGCACGGCCCGGTCCAGCCAGGCGCGCCAGATCGGCCGGCAGCACAGGAAGATCATGACGCTGTGCTGGAACGCCTCGACGTCGCGCCGGAACTCGACGAGCGCGGTCCGGACCGACGAATAGTTCGCCTGCGTCATGTCGCCGGTCAGGTAGGCGTAGGGGATGCCCGTCGCCGCAGCGATCTGGAGCAGGGTCCGGTACTGGAACGCCTCGTAGGACCCGCCGACCTCGGACGGGCTCGAAAACCTGATGTCCTCGCCCGGCCGGAGCTTCTGCAGGATGCCGGGTTCGAGCGGCAGCAGCCCGTCCTCGTCCTCGTCGTCCTCGAGCGGGTCGCCGCCGTCCTCGGGCGTCGTGACGAACCCGGCGTAGAGCGCCGCGACGTTCTTCCGGCTCAACTCGGCGTCGTCGTACTGATCGAGCATGAACAGCTTGATGATCGCCGAGGTCAGCCGGGACACCCCGCGGATCTGGCCCGCGTCGATCGGGTCGAACACATGGACGACCTGCTCGGCCGGGACCGCAACGGTCTCGGTCGCGCCGAACAGCGCGCTCGGCTGCGGGTCGCCGGGGTGACGCCGCAGGAAGTGGTAGGCGACGCGCCGGCCTATCGGATCGAACTCGATCCCGTGCCGGATCACCCGCCCGCCGCCGAGATCCTCGTTCTTCGCGAGCGGTAGCATCTCGGCCGGCAGGACCTGCAGCTGCATCGGGACCGACAGCCCGTCGCTCGACCGGCGATCGCGGATACGAACGAAGCACTCGCCGGCGATGAACTCTTCGCGCGCGATCCGGCGCAGCAGCCCGTAGAAGTCGGTCAGGCTTTCGGAGTCGGCCTCGTCGGTCCATTCGAGCCAGAGGTCCTGAACCCCGGCCCGCTGCTTCTCGGCCTTGATCGCGCTCTTCGGCGTGATCCCGGCCCCGACCACGGACGAGGCCCAGATCGAGACCGCCTTGCGCGCATAGCCCGAGTTCCGGACTAGGTGCCGGGCCCGCTTCAGGATCGTTGACCCGGCCTGCTGGACGAGCTGGTTGACGTGGAGACCGCTCGGGACGAAGCCCTTGAGTCGGCGCGCCGTACGGCCCGCCTCGAACCCGGTGTTTTCGCCGAGCGCGTGGGCGCGCGGCCGGGCCTCGGTCGCGCCCGGGACGGGCCGGACGCTCGGGGCCTTGACCCGGTACCGCGGCTTGTCCGCCATCACAGCCCCTTGCTGACCTGGAAGGCCAGGACGCGGCGCCGCCGGCGCGGCGTCCCGCCGACCTCGGCGATCTCGTCGTTCAGGTCGGCGAGCGCCTTGTCGATCTCGGCGACCGACCGATAGGTCACGGTCTTCTCGCCGTGGCGGATCGTCAGGACGCCGGACCGCTTGGCGCGCAGCAGCCCGTCGCGCTGCGCGCCGAGCTCCTCGAGGGTCGCTGGCATGGCGCCTCCTAGACGTGTGTCGATCGGACCGCGACGCGGCCCCGCCGGCGCAGCGCGACCCGCCGAGCCGCCGCGGCGACGTCGTTCTGCGCCGGCACCGGGACCGGCGCGGCCGCGGCCCGCGCGGCCTGCTCGGCCTCGGCCCGGAGCGCCGCGGCGCGCTCGACCCGCTCGGCGTGCCGGTTGAGCTGCACGCCCATCGCGATCAGCCCTTGCAGCGCCGCGTAGGCGTAGACCCGGCAGTCCAGCGCCTCGTTTCGCCGGTTGTCCGGCTTCCACCAGTATCGGACCGGGAAGCCGCGCAGGTATTTGGTCCGGAGCCGCTCCGCGGTGATCTGGTCGAACCAGGTCCGGTCGCGGTCGGTCGGGACGTGGAAGCCGCCCGGCCCGTCCTCGCCGGCGTTCGCGAACCGCAAGGTCACGGTCTCTTTCGCGGTGTCGACCCCGACCGCGTAGAGGTTCACCTTGCCCTTGGCCGCCTTGCTCGGACGCTTCGGCCAGACCGGCTTTGCGCCGGACACGCCCTTGATCGCCCAGATCCGCCGCTTCTCCTTGCCGCGGCAGTACGCATAGACCGCCTGGGTGTTGGCGCCGCCCGTGTCGATGCAGACCCCGGCGACCCGGACGTCGTCGACCGAGGCGTGCGGCAGGTCGCGCTCGAGGTACTCGGTCAGGTCCTGCCAGACCTGCCCTTCGTTCGGGTCCCCGTAGATCACCCGATAGTCGATCGACCAGGACTCCTCGTCGCGGCCCCAGGCGACAAGCTCGACCTCGAGCCGGTCCGGCTGGACGTCGACCCCGGCTGTCACGAGCGCGGCGCGCGCCGGGACGCGATCGCCCCAATCCTCGCGCCGCAGCATCAGCCCCTCGGCGTCGATCTCTTCGCCGTCGATCTCGTCCCAGGTCTCGCCGAGCACGGTGTTGACGAAGACCTGGAGCAGTGCGGCGTCGCGCTGCGCCTTGATCCATTCGTCGACGCAATCGGCCCAGGTCTTCCAGGGGCTGTAGAGCGCCGACAGGTGGTAGGACCTGATCCGGCCGTTGACCGGCGCCGTCGCAACCCAGCGCGCCCCGTTCGCCTCCGACAGGAGCCGCGGCTTGTCGTGCTCTTCGTGGACCCCGCCGCACTCGCGGCAGACGAACACCGCGGACTCGGGCCGGTCCGGCTCGTATCGGATCTGGCCCCAGATGATCGGCTGCGGCGCGTCGCAGTGCTTGCAGGCGACGTGGTAGTAACGCTGATCGCCCTCGCGGAACATCTTCTCGATGCGCGAGGTTTCCCTTTTGAGCGGCGTCGAGAGGGCGAAGATCTTCCGGCGCGACCGGAACGTGTCGGTGCGCTTGATCGCCAGGTTGACCGGGTCGCCCTCTTCGTCGGCGCTCGCCGGATAGCCGTCGACCTCGTCCAGGGCCAGGTACCGGACCGGCATAGACCGGAGCCCGACCGCGCTGTTCGCGCCGGTCAGCACCAGGGTCCCGCCCGGGAAATCCTTCTGCAGCATCGTGTTCCCGGCGTCGCGGGAACGGGCCGGCGCGATCTTGGCGCGGAGCGCCGACGTCGCCTCGATCATCGGCTCGACGCGGCCCTTGCTGAACCGCTTGATCGTCTCGACGGTCGGCAGGACGTAGAGCGTCGGGCCCGGCGCGTGCTCGATGACGAACCCGACGAAGTTGAGCCCCGCCTCGCTGAACCCGACCTGGGTCCCCTTCATCACGTAGACCCGCTCGACCGTCGAGGTCGGCGACAGGTCGTCCATGATCTCGCGCAGGTACGGCGTCCGGCTGGTCCGCCAGCGGCCCGGCTCGGCCGCGGCCGAACTCGGCAGCATCCGCTTCGCGTCGGCCCATTCCGACACCGTCATCGCCGGATCGGGCCGGACCGCGTCGCTCCACGCCTGATGCGCGATCCGCATCGAGTCGGTCGGGGCCGGCGCGTTCATCAGCCGATCGTCAGCGGCGTGTCCGCGACCTCGATCAGGGTCTCGCGGAGGATCCTGTCGAGCACCGCCGCGACCGCCCTCGTATCGACCCCGAGTTCCGCCGCGATCTCATGGCCGCGCCGGTCCGGGATGTTCAGGATCGCCTCGCGAAAGATCCGGGCGCTGTTCGAGATCGCGATCCGCGCCTCGCCCGCGTCGATCAGCTCCCCGCGCTTCTTCGCGTTGTCGATCCGAAGCGCCTCGAGCTCCTCTTTCGCCTTTGCGACGCGGAGCACCGCGAATCCGGTCTTGGCGCGGTCCGCGGCGCCGTCGCCTTCCCCCCTCGGCGGCTGGTAGCCCGGGTGCGTGTTCGCCTCCCACTCACGGTCGGCGCTGATCGGGTCGATCTTGCCGTCGGGCAAGGTCGAGATGCGGCCGGTCCGGATCGCAGCCGCTACCGCCTTGTGGTCGACCCCGCGATGACGGGCGTACTCGCGTTGGCCCATCGCCTGTGCTGGCTGGTCAGCCACGATGCTCGCCCAGCATGCGCCTCATGCTCCAGCAGCGCGCCACCAACGCGAGAGATTTGTTGGCATAGTACCAACCCCCGATTATCTCTCGCTGCGTTCGCAACCCCAAGAGGAGCGCCTTCGATGACCGCCACGATCAAAGACCTGACCGGCCCGCAGCTCGTCGCCGTGTTCAACGCGATCTCCGACTCGAGCATCACCCGCTTCGCCTCCCGGGACATCGCGCACAAGCGCATCCGCGGCGCGATCGCCGCGGCCGGCATGACCGAGGTCCAGGCGCTTCGCGCCGGTGGGATCGCCGTCGCGGAGCCGGCCCCCGCCCCGGCGCCGGAGCCCGCCAAGGCGCCGAAGACCGAGCCGAAGCCGGCCGGCGGGAAGCGCGCCCAGATCGAGGCCGCGGCCGACGCGGGCGTCCTGCCCGAGCCGCCGGACTTCACCGCCGAGACGCATGCGCCGTACCGAAAGAAACTCGCCGCCCTGGTCGCCATGGTCGAGGCGCGCGACGTTGCGGGGCTGACCGCCTTCGAGATCAAGCCCTATTCGTCGAGCCCGAAGGCCCTGGACCGCTACCGCAACCTCGCGGTCCGCGCCCTCCGCGCCCAGGCCAAGGCGTAACTCGATGGCCCGCGGGATAGGTCGATCGGCGATCGACGCCTATGAGGCGTCGATCATCGCCCGCGCCGATCACTTCACGGCCTGCCGGTTCCTGGGCCAGGGCAAGTATGACCGCCTCAAGGCGCCGACCCAGGAGGCGGTCGTCGCCGAGGCCGAGGCCAGCGGCGGCCGGTGGATGATCTACGCAGTCACGGCCGAGGGCCGTTCGGTCCACGTCCGCAACGTCGGACGCTAAGGCTGCGCCGGGCCGGCGACGTTCCAGAACAGGACCGTCCCGGCCCCTCGCCGCTCCCGGCAGATCGCCCAGGCCTTCGCGTCATAGTGCGGGTCGGACGGGAACGGCGGACTGACCTTCAAGACCTGATCGAACGACACCGGCGCGACATGGATCGTGGCGCCGGCGACGTCGGTCGGCCGAAGCTCGCGCCCGACCTGGACGACGTGGCGCCGCGCGCGTGGGAACGCCGCTGCGAGCGACCGCGCCAGCACACCCGAACCCGCGGCGCACCAGACCTCGTCCGGATCGGCGCCGGTCTGCCGCGCCGCTGCCGCGATCGTCGCGATCGCCTCCGGCATGTCGACCCCGAACGGCGCCAGGGTCGCGCCGGTCGCGGCGCAATAGGCCCTGGCGCGCGCCTGGACGACCGACAGGTAGCCGGGATGGACCTGCAGCACCTTCGCCCCGACTCGCTTCGCCTCGAGCGCGCGGGGATGTGGCCGGGCCCGCTTCGCGACGAAGATCGTCGCCCGCTTCCCAAGCTGCCGCGCGACGTGGGCCAACGCAGTCTGCGCCCCGCCCTGGGCCGGCGACGCATAGACGATCTCGTCCGCGTCACGGAACAGGATCGGCAGGAATCGCGCCTTGGTCCCGCCGGCGAACAGATCGTCGCGGACCACCTTGATCCCGTCGTGCTCCGTCACGATCGGCGTCACAGCTGCTCCCCGAACTCCGACGCGTCGGCCGGCTCGTCCTCCGGCTCGGCGAACTCGACCGTGCCGATCGCCTTCGTCGCCTTGACCGGGTCGCCCTTGCAGAACACGAAGACGTTCTGGTGGGTCTTGCCGAGCTTCCGGCTCGCCGCGAACTGCTTCCCGACCCGGATCGACAGAGACCCGACCGCCGTGACCAACACGGCCTCGTTATAAAGCCGGAGCCCCGCCGCCTCGAACGCCTCGACCGTGTGCCACGGGAAGCCGTAGTAGAACCCCCGCCGGTCCCTGGCGTCGCCCACCACGAAGCACGCGAAGCGGTTCGGTTTCAGCAGCGCGCAGGTCGCCGCGATGATCTCGGCATAGGCGGTCCGGAAGTCGGCGTACGCCATGGTCGAGAGATCCCGCGGATCGTCGCTGTAGACCTCGAGATCCGCATAGGGTGGGCACGAAAAGACGAAGTCCGCGTCGGCCCCGCGCGCGATCGCGCCGATCGCCCTCGAGTCCCCCGCGTGCCAGACCGGCATGGGGTCGCCGCAGATCTGGTCCGCCTGCCTCCGGTTCGCCTCGACCTGCTCGGAGCGAAGGTCGATCCCGATGTACTGCCTACCGAGCTTCGAGGCGACGATGCCGCGGACCGAGCCGCCGGCGAATGGATCGAGGACCAGTCCGCCCGGCGGGCAGAACCACCGATAGGCGAGCTCGCACAGCACCGGGTCGAAGATCGACGTGCCGGACCCGACCGCCAGGATCGTCTGGCTGACCGGGTCGAGATCCTCGACCGCCCGGTCGCCCTGGACGAACGTCAGGTTTCCCGTCGCGCTACCCACGGCCTATCGCCCTTCCGCGCCCGTCGCCTCGAGCCTTGGTCTTGCCGTAGTCCGCGGCCGGCAGGGCCGACCCGCCTGGCGCGGCGTCGTCGAGCGCCTGGCCCCGCCCTAGCTCGGACTGGATGCCGAGCGCTAGCCATGCGCGCTTGCGGTCCTGCCACCAACCCTCGCGGGCGACCAGCACCGAGAACGGCGGGACCCCGAACCGCTCTGCCAAGCTGCCGGCGCCGCCGGCCCCGCCCCCGCCGCCCGATCCGCCGCCGCCGCCCTCGTCCAGGTTGGCGAGCATCTCGTCGATCTCGGTCTGCGAGAAGCCGACCACGCCGACGTCGAACTCGTCGTCCAGCAGGCGCTTGACCTCGGCCGCCAGGATCGCGTCGTCCCACCCGGCATTGAGCGCGAGCTTGTTGTCCGCCAGGACCAGCGCCCGGCGCTGCGCGTCGGACAGGTCGTCGAGCACGATGACCGGGACCTCGGCCATGCCGAGCGCCTGCGCGGCGGCAAGCCGGCCGTGGCCCGCGATGATGGTGCCCTCTTCATCGACCAGGATCGGGTTGGTCCATCCGAATTCCCGGATGCTCGCCGCGATCTGCTCGATCTGCTCCGGGCTATGGGTGCGGGCGTTCTGGTCGTACGGCGCCAGAGCATCGACGGGCCGATACTCGATTTCTAGGTCGCGCTGCATGCCGGCCCCATGGGGAATGATTTCGGGCGCCTGTCGCTAGGGAAGGCCCGCGCTGCGCGCGGTACCCGCCCCGCCGCCCCCGGGGGTAGGACCCAAACGCGGGGCTCGGGGGCGGGGTATGCGCCCCCAGCATGGCGCCACGGCGCCCCAGCGGCGGGGCACGGGGCGGGCGAGGGCCGAGGCCGGTCTACCCCACCGGCCCGGGGTCGGCTCGGCCGTTCTCGGGCCGCCTGTGCGCGACGGTGGCCGGGTCCGGCCCCCGGTCAGGTCCGACGTCCGGCCCATGCCGCGGCGAAGGCCTCGCCGAAGCGGGTCGGGAAGACCCGGCCCACCGTCGCCGTGACGGTCTCGTGGAGCTGCAGCCGGGGTCGCAGGTTGACCGAACGCCTCAGCAGGTAGATCGCACGGACCGCAGCGGCGCCGCCGCGACCGCGCCGCTCCAACCGGGTGCCGCCCTCCCGAAAGACCGAGGGGCGGTTGCGCAGCGAGCCGGGCCACTGCGAGCGCGGGATGACACGGGTCGCCGCGACGCTGCGCATCCGACCGACCGGGACGGCCATTAGGTGACGACCGGACGGCTTCCGCCCGCCCGTCTCCTGCCAGGCCATGAAGCTATCCCGGCTGTAGACCCGGGCGACGAGGTTGTCCTTCCGGGCCGGCTCGACCCGGATGCCCTGCGGCACCCAGGGGCGCCGGATGTGGAACTGCTGTGGGAGCTTGTCTCGGACGTCCCGCTGCGCGTCGTGGGCGGTCCGGGTCAGGGCGAGCGCCGTAGCGAACGGCACCTGCCGCCGCTCAGCGTCGCTGAACTGCTCGACCAAACGGTCGAGGTCGTGCCTGACCCGGATCGTGAACATCAGGCCGTGCGGCTGCGCCTGCGGGTCTTGGCCGGGGCGGCGGGCTCGGGATCGGCGGCGGGCTGCTCAGGGGTCGGGTCGGCAGGCCCGGCGACGAGCTCGTCCTGCGCCGCCGAGGCGGGCGCCGGGTCGGTGGCGGCTTCGACGACGGGCTCGACGTGCTGGACGGCCGAGCCGCTCCGCAGCAGGCGGTTCGTTAGATCGACACCGATCTGCTCGCTGTCGTAGACCCGGCCGACCCGGAACTTGTGGGTCGCACGGCCGTCGCTCAGCGTGGCCTCGTTCACGATCTTGAGCTGCATCGCGGTCTCCTGAGACGCAAACGCCCCGTCAGCGGGCGGCGTGACGGGGCGTAGCGGAACGGGGATGGCTCCGGTCGCGCCTCGCGGCACGATGGCGGGAAGCTGTCGAAAAACGTGCATCGTGTCAACGGCTGTGTTGAGCACATGACAACACCTGAGTCACGACGGGATGCGCCAGTGATCGGCGAGCCGGCCGAGACCGGCGCGAAGGTGCTCGATCCGGCGCGTCCCTCCGGCCCATTCCTCGTACCCGCAGACCGCGACGACGACGTGTCCGACCGCGGTGAGGACGTAGCGCGCCATAGCGGGTTCGACGAACGTCTTGCTCGCCCCGCGGATCTCGAGGGGCGCGAGATCGGCGGCGGGCTGGGCGAGCCCGGCCCGATGCATCGTCTCGAAGAACAGCCGGGAAGCGTCGACGCCGGGCGCGAGACCGCCGCCGCCGCCCCTCGCCTGCCCGTAGCTCGCCGTGACGGCTGGCGGGAGGACGAAGCGCCGCCAGAGCGCCGAGACGGATTGCCCGGCCTCGTGCTCGCGCCGCCGGATCATGCCGCGCCGTAGGTAGGCGTCGAGCACGACGGTTTCGAGGACGATCCGGCCCTGCTGCCCGACCGTGCCGCCGGCCAGGACGGAGCGGTCGACGATCGCGGTCGGGACGTGCTGCGCCAGGAATGGGGAGCCCAGGTCGGACGACGTCGCCGGTACGGCACGTCCTGCCCCACCCGTAGCGCGACGCGCTGCCTGACGCGCCGCGGCTCGCCTCGCCTTCGACTTCCCCATGGTCCCCCTCGCTGAGCCGTGCCGATGGTAGCTGCGCGTTGGCAAAATCACAACAGATCGGCCCCGGTTACAAACGGTTCTAAATGTAACCGCCTGTAACCGACTTTGTAACCAACCAACCTATTGATAAATAATAATAATAATAGGGTCGGTTACAGGTTACACAAAAATCGCGTCTCGCGTACGCGCACAGGCGCGTCGCGCGGGCGCGCACGCGGGCGTCGCGCGCGTCGCGCGGGCATACGACCCGGGTTTTCGTGTAACCGCTGTAACCTGTAACCGACTGCCCGATCTGGTAACGAAATCAATGGGTTGATCGGTTACAAAATCGGTTACAGGGTCAGGCCGATTTGTAACCGCCCCGCCCGTAACGCGCCGCGGCGGGCAGGCCGGCCGCAATCTCGGCGCGGTGACGGGTCAGAGCGTCGAGCAGGTCGAACGTCGCGGCGAGCAGCAGGACCGCCTCGTCGCGCTCGGGCCCGTCCGGCAAAGCCGCGATCGCGGCACTTCTCTGCTCGACCTTGGCGCGCCATTCGGCGACGTGGCGATCGGCCACGGCGAGGGCCTTGACGGTGTGCATCCCGGCAGGAACACCGGCCGGGCCGACCCGATCCGCCGGCGGTTCAGTCGGCGCAGTTGATCCTGCGGATCACCCGGGCGCGGTTCCGGAGCCGGAGCGGCGCGGTCGGCCGCAACAACGCCACGGCGTCGAACGCGGCCTCGGCGACGAGCATGTTCGAGCACGCCGCGACGAGGTCGACGACGTGGTGGCCGCCGGCGTCCCATTCCTCGACCCGGAACGGGAGCGCGTCGAGCGTCGGGCCGAGCGGCTTGGTCATGCCCGGATCGTGGCACGGGAACGCATCAGGAACAAGCGCCGGTCAGTCGAGCGCGATCAGGTCGCCGAGCGCGAAGATGATCGCCCGGTGCGACGAGCGGCCGAACTTGACGACGGAGCCGCGCCCCGCGCTCGGGTGCTGCAGCAGGGTCGAGGCCCAACTCTTCGACCAAGGCGTGCCGCGGAACAGCGCCTCGAGTTGCGAGTGCGACCGGGCCAGATAGACCATGGCGGGCCGGTTCTCGGCCGGTAGGCCCTTGCGCCAGGGCACGACCTTGATCCCGATCTGGAGCAGGGCCTTCGCGGCTTCCGCGTCGCCGGACTCGTCGGGCCGGACCTCGTCGGGCGACGCGGCGCGCGCCAGCAGGTCGGCGATCGCCTCGCGCTTGGTCGGGCTGAGGAAGACCAGCCGTTCGAGCAGGAAGCGCACCGCCTTGTCGTGGTCGGACTCGGTCTTGTTCCGCTCGGCCGCGCCCATGATCCAGGTCTGCCGGGCCAGGACCTCGCGGGCCCGCTCGATCGTCAGTTGCTCGCGCGATTGGAGCGCCCACCAGCCGGCGAGCGGGGTCGAGATCGTATCGGCGGTTCGCCGGTTGCCGAGCAGCTCGGACGCGGCCTGCGCTAGGACGCGGGCGTTGTGCCGGATCGTCTCGACCATCTTGAGCGTGCGCGCGAAGAGCCGCGACCCGAACTCGGGCGTGACGATCCGCGCCGCCTGCGCCTCGAGGTAGGCGAATTTCTCGGCTCGCTCGATCTTCTGCTCCGCGTCGAGATCGGTCGGGACCGACGCGAGCGACAGGACGATGGTGCGGCTTTGGTCCGCCGCCTGGGTCATGCCGAGGTTGATCGAGGAGAAGATGAAGCTCGACCGGATCCTGTACCGGACCGACTTCCCGTTGCCGCCGCCCTTGACGATCGGGGCGCCATATTCGGACGAGGCCTGCCGCGCCAGATCGAGGATGGCCTGAACCCGTTCCTGCGCCTTCTCGTTCTGGGACTCGGCCTCGTCGAACACGACCGGGAGAGCGTCGCTGCCAAGCTCGAACCTGATGCCGGCCTCGGTCGTGGCGCCCTGGTACTGGACGCACATCGGGCCGAGGATCGGCGTGACGACGTTGCCGATCAGCCAGGACTTGCCCGACCCGCCCTCGCCCGTGACCCAGATGTGCGGGCGCCAGCGCAGCGCGCCGCAGATCGGGGCCGTGACGATCCAGCCCGCCGCGAGCGGCGCCATGTCGGCCGACGTCCAGGGCAGCAGGTCGAGAAGCTCGATCAGCTCGGCCGCCTCATCGTCGGTCAGGGCCGGGGCGCGATGCAGCCTGATCCGCCGGAGCCGCTCATAGATGTTCTCCGAGCCCGGGACGATCATCGACGGGCGCGCCGCTTCCCCGTTGAGCTTGCCGTCGACCAGGATCTTGTCGCCCAGGTGCAGCACGACCCGGCCCGCATCGATGTGGACGCCGCGCCCGATGATCCGGTCCGGGTCGAACACGCCGCGCGCCTCGCAGGCCCGCATCATCGAGTCGGCGCAGGCGTCCCAATCCGCGCCCTTGCGGTTCGAGAACCGGTCCTCCCAATAGGCTAGCGGGGCAAGCTGCATCAGCCCGAGCTTGCCGTGCGCCCCGGCCGGGAGCCCGACGATCTGCCGCTGCGCCGCGGAATGGTAGTAGTAGACGCCGCGGTCATATCCGAGCGGGACCGGGTCGATCCCCGGTTCGGGTTGCCAACCGGTCGAGACGGGGCCGTCGCCGCCCTGGTAGGCGTCGATCGGGACGTCGGGGTCGCTCGGCGCCACCGGCGGCGCGGCCGGCTCGCCGCGCGCCTGGCGCGCCGCGTCGATCGAGACGACCTTGTGATGCCGCGCCGCGTCGATCTGGGCCGCGACCTGTTCCAGGCCGGCCCTGGCGTGCAGGTCGTTGAAGTCGGTCGGCCGCTCGTCCGGGCCGAGCGGGCCGAAATCGGGGATGACCACGTCGCAGTCGATCTCGGCCGCGGCCTCGCGCGCCCGGGTCGCGCCGGGGTTCGCCACCGGCTCGAGGGTCCACGCGTCGTTGTCGCCCGCGATGATGATCCGCCGGTCCGGGTATTTCGCTCGGATCGCCCGGGCGACCGGCAGCAGGTTCCCCGCGTCGAACGCGATGACGCAGCACAGCGCGGTCGCCATGTGGACCGAGGCGCCGGTCGCGTAGCCCTCGACGATCACGACGGTATCGGTCAGCCGGCCGATCGAGCAGTACGACCCCTTTTTCTCGCAGCCCTTGGTGAACCGCTTCACGCCCTCCGCGTCGATCGTCTGGACCCCGGCCAGGACGCGGTCGGCCCGGTACATCGGGACGACGAGCTTGCCGTCCGCGGTCTGCCGCAGCGCCGAGCCGGCCACGACGCCCTTGCGGACCAGATAGGGGTGGTCCGGGTCGGGGTTCCGCGCCGCGCCGTAGACCTTGGCCGCCACGTCGCGCGCCTTGGCGTGGTCCGCCTCGATCTCGGCCTCGCGCTCGCGCCGGACCTGCTCCATCCGCGCCCTGAGCTCGTCGCGCTCGGCCTGGCTCATCTCGCGCGGTTTCTTGGCGCACCAGGTCTCGTTGACCCCGGAGCGCCAGTCGCCGAACGCGCCGGCCGGGATGCCGTCGGTGAAAAGGCGGTACCAGCCCGTCTTCGACCCCTTGCGAGCCCCGGCGAGGTCGACCCGGTGCATCACGGCATCGGGGACGATCGAGACCCCGGCCGCGAGTTCGATGCCGCAGGACCGCATCGCCTCCCGGAACTGCTCGATGATCTCGTGTTGCGGGAGCGGGTCGCGGTCCGTCATTTCGTGGGGCCGCTCCCGAGCAGCGCGACTGCATCGTCGGGCGCGCGGACCACCGACGCGATTCCGCCGGCGGCGTTCAGGATCTCGAGGAAGCGCCGCTGATCCTTTGTCGCCCGGCCCGTCCCCGACTTCGCCTCGAGTCCGACGAAGACCGCGACGCGCCGTCCCACCATGTCGGGCGTGATCTCGATCGAGCGCCAGCCTACGATGTCGGGCGACCCGGTGCAGAGCCCGAACCGGACCGGATGGGCGTTCTCGATCACGACCCGCTCCGGGCCGACCAGCTTCGCGTCGCCCATCCAGGCCATGCCCGTATTCTGTCGAAAAAGGCAGACGCCAGGGAGCGCGCCGGTCCGGAGCAGGACGCGGGCGACGAGCGGCGAGCCGGCGCCGCTCATCCGCGCGCGCCCGTGACGAGGGCCCGCAGCGCCTCGACGATCCGGACCCGCGCAGGCGTGGTCGGGGGTCGCCAGACCACGCGGATCTCGCCGCGGCCGGACGGCCCGACGCGGACCGACCAGTCGCGCGGCGTGACGCGCACGAAGATCCCGGCCTCGGCGCAGACGTCGACGACGGCGGGCAGGCACGCGTCGCGCTCGGTCGACATCAGGACGCTCAGGTCGGCGCGCCGGCCCGCCATGGCCTGCGCGATCGCGATCTCGATGAGGCCCCGGCTCTTGCTGTTCATGACGTCGCCGCTCGCCGCGCCGACAGCCAGCCGAGATCCGGCGGACCGCGGTGGCCCCGCTCCCAGACGAACCACGCGAAGGCGACCGCGCCACCCTTGGCCTCGATCTCACCGGCCGCGAGCTTATCGCCCGGCGGCATCGAGATCCGGTCCGAGAAGACCCAGACTCGGGCGAGCCCGCTCGTCTCGAACCACGCTCTGCGCCGCGCTCCCTCGAGGAACGCGAGCCGACACAACGCCGCGACCTTGTACCGGGCCACGCCGCGGGCGCGCTCGATGAACGCCTGCGCGCTGCCATAGGGCGGGTTGCAGATGATGTGGTCGGCCGGGCTCTCCCACGGTTCGCCGGCCATGAAGTCGAGGACCGGGAAGCCCGCGCCGCGGTCGACCAGGTCGGACCCGATCGAGACGAGGCCGCGGGACGCGACGACGTGTGGGATCGTCCCGGACCCGCAGCACGGGTCCCAGATCGTGCCCCAGAACGTCTCATGGTTCAGCAGCGCGTGCACCGCGGCGGGCGGCTCGACGTAGAAGTCATCGGTCTGCCTGGGCGGCCGGATGCGCTGCGCCGCGGTCCTGGTCGTGACGGTCGCGATGCTCATGCGACGAGCCCCGCGGCCGGCGCGGCCTCGAGCGGCGTCTCGCCGGGTTCGTAGATTGGCGGGTCGGCCCGCCAGAACGCGGCGCGGCCGCGCAGCTGCCGGCAGACCGCGCGGATCTGCTGGTCGGGCGACAGGGTCTCCATCGCCTTGACCAGCGAGGCGTGAGTCGGCGGCTTGCCGCGCCCCTGCAGCAGAAGGTGACGACGTGCCTCGGCCGTAAGCTCGGCGACCCATAGCAGCGACAGAAGCGCCCTCGGCACCGGCTCGAACCGCGTCGCGGCGCGGCGCTCGACCAGGTCGAAGGGCTTCTCGGGCTCTAGATCGGCGTGGCGCGGCCGCGGCTGGCCTGGGTGTGCCGCGATGCCGAGCGTCGGGATCAGGTACGCCAGGAGTTCGGCATCGTCGATGTGGTTCGTCGCCGAGCAGACCCATAGCTCGGGCACGGCGAGCCGGAACATGCCGGCCTGATGGACGAGGCGCGACGTGTCGTCGAAACCGGACTTGATCTCGACCGCGACGAGATGGTCGGGCGAGACGAACGCGAGGTCGGCCCGGACCGTGCCGCGGTCGATTACGATCTCGTGGACCACGCGGGCCTCGGGCCACCGCGCCCGCCCCCATCGCTCGACCGCGTCGCGCATCGCCAGTTCCGCGTTCGAGCGGTACGGCATCCTGCGGCTCGGCCGTTCGGCCGCGTCGATCTCGGTCGTCTCTCGGTAGAGCGTCACGCCTTCCCCCTGCGTTCGGACGTCATCGGCCCTGCGCGGCCTTCACCGCGTCTTTGCGCTGACGGGCCTTGAACACGGCCTGCGCCCACCCGTGCGCGTTGCGGTACCCGCGGAGCCGGGCGAGCCGGACGAGGTCGTCGAGCGTCTGCGCCTTGCCCTGTTCGATCCGCTGCTGCGACGCGGCGCGGGCCGCCAGCGTGGCGCGGTCGATCTCGAGGAGCTCGCCCTCGAGCTGCTCGATCGTCCGGCCCAGCACCGGATATTCGTGGCCGCAGCGCGGGCACCGCTCGGCCGGGGCGTGGACCGCGAAGCACGCGGGGCACTGGCGCGCCGGCGGCGCTGTTTCGCCGCCGCCGGCGCCGGCCTTCCGCTTGACCCGGCCGGCCAGCGACCATTCGCGCTCGTCGTCGGGCAGACCGTGCCGAAGCGCATTGCCGGCGTGATCGAGGACCAGCGCCTCGGACTTGCCCGGCGCCGGACGAAGCGAGCGCCCGACCTGCTGCAGGTAGAGCCCGAGCGATTGCGTCGGCCGCAGCAGGATCGCGACCTCGATCGCCGGGATGTCGAGCCCTTCGCTGACCAGATCGACCGACGTCAGGACCTGGATGCGGCCGGCCGCGAAGGCGCGCAGCGCGGCGTCGCGCTCGCCCGCCTCGGTCGTCCCGTCGATGTGCAGCGCGGTATAGCCCGCGGCCTGGAACTTCTCGGCGACCGAGACGGAATGCTTGATCGAGGCGCAGAACGCGATCGCGCGCCGGCCCGCCGCGAGCCGGGTGTAGTGGTCGACCGCGTCGCCCGTGATCGAGGACTTGGCGATGCGGGCCGAGACCTCGTCTTTCGCGAAGTCGCCGCCGCGCCGCTTGACCCCGGTCAGGTCGAGATCGGACGGCGGGGCGTAGAGCCGATACGGGGCGAGGAAGCCCTGCTCGATCAGCCAGGACACCGACGGCCCCGAGACGAGCGTCTCGAACCAGCGGCCCAGCCCGGTCCCGTCGAGCCGCTCGGGCGTCGCGGTCAGGCCGATGTGCTTGGCGTTCGGGAACGCCGCCATGATCTCGGCCCAGGTCCCGGCCGCGATGTGGTGCGCCTCGTCCCAGATCATCACGTTGAAGTCGCCGGCGAGGTCGAGCCGCTTGGCCAGGGTCGGGATCGAGCAGATCTGGACCGCCTGGCGCCGGTCGCCCGTGAACCCCGCCGCTATGATCCCGTACGGGATGCCGACCCGGTCGTACGTCTCGCAGGTCTGCCGGACCAGCTCGCGCCGGTGGCACAGGAACGCGACCCTATGGCCCTTGCCGGCCGCCGAGCCGGACATAAAGCCCGAGATCGCGGTCTTGCCCCCACCGGTCGGAAGCTGGATCAGGACGGTCCGACTCGTCCGCAGCGCGGCGCGGGTCCGGTCGACCATGTCCGACTGGTATGGCCGAAGCGCGAACGTCACGGGCGCCGCTCCAGCCGATTTCGGGATTTGAAGTTCTGCACCGGCACGCCCATCTCGAACGGTTATGCGTGGGGGGAACGCCGGCGCGCCCCGAGGCGCGCGGCCGAAGTCACAAGAGGTCGGTCGGGGAACCCGATGGGCGCGGCCGGTGCTGGGCGCACCGCCAATGGCCGGTGCTAGTCCGAGACACGCCGAAGCCGAACGGCGCGTCCTCGGTGCCGCAGATCTCGCAGGGATGGATGAACGCCATCGCGCCGCGGGCCAGCGCCGAGCCCGTCGGGACGAGCCGGGGCGCGCGCTCAAGCGGCGGGTAGACCCTCGCTGCTCTCGATTCCGTGATCACGATCCCCCGCCCTTACGCATTGACGCCCGACCGGGCGCGTGTTGTCTTGTTGGCAAATTCGCAACACGACGCGGGGGTGTCAACGGTCTTTCGGACGGCGGGTCAGGCGCCCCGGATCAGTTGCTCGGCGGTCAGGGGCAGCGATCGGGCGTCCGCGATGTCCAGAATCTTGCGCTGGTGCTGTGTCGGGACGAGCCCGCCGGTACCGCGCGGGGGCGGCTCCAACCAGCGTTTCACCGTGGATCGGTCGAGCCCGATCTCACGGGCCGCCTGGGAGATGGAGCCGCCGCCGACCTGATCGACGACGAGTTGAGCGGGGGTCTTCATGGCTCGGCCCAAACGTTGGCTGGTTGGCAACGGTCGCTTATACCATGGCATAGGGTGAGGTAAATGCGTGTTGGCAATCTACCATGGGGCCTTGTAGTATCCCGCCCGGGATGCGCTCGAAAGTCCAAGAGATCGACACGGAATGGTTCACCGCCCGGATGGCCGAGCGGCGGATCACCCAACGGGGCCTGGCCAAGCTGCTGGGCGTCGATGCGTCGTCGGCGCATCACCTGCTCCACGGGCGCCGGGTCATGACTGCGGCCCACGCCGCCCAGATCGCGATGATCCTGGCTGTCCCGCTCGCCGACGTGATGCGGCACGGCGGGATCAAGATGGGCAAGGCCTCGACCGGCGACGCCCCAATCGCGATCAACGGGGTCCGGGACGTCCCGATCGTCGGTACGGTCGACGGACAGGGCGAGGTCGCGATCGACTTCGACCACACCCGCGGACACGTCCCGGCCGTACCCGGGCTGCCTGATGGAGCGGTTGCGGTTCAGTACCGGACCATTATGTCGCCCTGGCAGGTCTGGGACGGGTGGTTCGCCTTCATCGAGCCGCCGACCGAGCTTGGCGATCCCGGGCGCCATCTGAACAAGCTCGTCGTGACGAAGATCACCGGCTCGGTCACGGTGATCCGCCAGATGCTGCCCGGGTACGCGCCGGGCCGGTTCAACCTCGTTACGGTCGGCGCGACCGATTTCGAGGACGCCGAGGTCGAATGGGCGACCCCTGTCTTGATGTTCCGGCCGCGCTGATCCCGACCGCGCCACCCCTTAGCACTGAAGACTAAGGCCCCACGCGGGGCCTTTCTCTTGCGTACCGAGACGCAGAGCCGCGACGCTGCGGCGAATGAGTGTTGACGCTTTGCCAACACGCGGGCAACGTAGCAACACCGAGTCAAGGGGAGGCATCGTTGCGGCACATCGTCATTGTTCTGCCGGCCGAGCGGCATCGTCCGCTCCGCGCCGTGATCACGGAGTTGGCCGTGCTCGTCGCCGGCGCCGTCGCGGTCTGCGGCGCGCTGTTCGTCGCGTACGGGCTCGGGGCCTGACCCCGTGTACGGCTGGAATGAGCGGCCCGCGCGAGCCGAAGTCGCGCACAGCATCGGCGGCGACAAGCCCGCCACGGTTTATCGGATCGGCAGGTACGAGATCACGGTCCCTGAGGGCGGGGGTGACGTCACCTATCGGGTCCCGTCGCACTACGGGTCGGACCCGCGCCGCGTCCTGCCGAACATGGAGATCGCCGACGGCGAGATCCGCATCCCGATCACCGATCTGGTTGGCGAGGTCTTGACCCGGCTCGACCCGCGCGAGCTTGCCGGCGCGCTGTGGCAGAACGCCGAGGTCCGCGACGCCTTCATGGGTTGCCTCGCGCGGGACTGGAGCGACGACGCGATCGGCGAGGCGGACCGCCGCGCCTTCCTGGTCAAGGTCCGCGAGGCGGTACACGACGCGGCGGTCGACCGGCTCTTCCAGAAGGTCGCCGGGCTGGAGCACGACGCCTCGCAGCGCTGGCGGGTCTGGCAGGTGATCCGCGACGCGAACGAGGCGCTCCGCGTGAACGGCGCGACGTGGCCGAGCGGCCGCCCTTTGCAGCTCGCCGAGCCCGGCGACGAGCCCGCGTTCAAGATCGGCGGGGCGTCCTGGAACGAGGCCCGCGAGCACTGGCGCGCCGAGCTTGCCAAGCTCTTCCCCGGCCCGGCGCCCGAGCCGGCCGCGAGCGACGAGGGCCTGCTGTGAGCGCCCGATCGGCTCGTGTCCAGGAGGTCTCGTTCACGTTCGAGACCGCGGACGAGCGGACGCTCGATGTCCGGGCGCGGGTCGTCCTGCCGTCCGGATATTTCGCGGCTGGCGACCCCGACGACGATAGCGACTGCGAGATCCTGTCCTGTCGGCGCGAGGGCGTCGAGGTCGACCCCGACCAAGTCATGACGTTCCTGTGGGTCACGAAAACCTATGTGCCCGTCACGTCGCTCCTGATCGAGCGGGCCTGGGACGAGGCGCGGGACGCTTCCGTGGCCGATCAGGATCTGGCGGCCGAGGCGCGCGCCGAGATGCGATCCGAGAGGATCGACCAATGAACGCGATCGCGCTCAAGCCGCGCCGGCCGAGCGCCGGGCCGGTCATCCTCAAGCCGAAGACCCTCGATCGCTGGCACGACCTGCGCCAGGAGGACGTCACCGCGACCGAGTCCGCGATGCTCTTCGGGCTCTCGCCCTACGGGACGCGGTGGAAGCTCTACCACGAGAAGATCAACCCGGGGCTGGTCGAGCGGGAAGAGACCGAGTTGATGCGGTGGGGCAAGCGGCTCCAGCGCGCCATCGCCGAAGGGGTGTGCCAAGACCAGGGCTGGACCATCGTCGAGAAGCACCCGCGGCTCTACGTCCGGCATGCCTCGGGCCTCCGGATGGGCTGCTCGCCGGACTGCCTGATCGAGTGCCCGACCCGCGGCCGCGGCGTCCTCGAGATCAAGAACGTCAACGCCTTCGCGTACCGCGACCAGTGGGAGAAGGTCGAGGACGATACGGTCGCGCCGCCGCACATCGAGATCCAGGTGCAGCACCAGCTCGAATGCCTCGAACTCGAATGGGGCGCGATCGGAACCCTGGTCGGCGGGAACAAGGGCGAGGTCGCGATCCGCGAGCGCGACCGCGAGGTCGGTCAGGGCTTGATCCGCGCGATCGAGGATTTCTGGGACTCGGTCGAACGCCGGGCCGAGCCCGCGATCGACTATCTCGCCGACGACGAGACGATCCGGCGGCTCTACGGGTACGCCGAGCCGGCGAAGGTGCTCGACTGCGCCACGATCGCGGGCCAGCCGCCGCACCCGCTCGCCGCGCGGCTCGACGAGCTGTGCCGCGCCTACGACGCCGCGCGGCTCGACGAGAAGGAAGCCGGCGAGGACAAGACCCGCGCCAGGAACGAAATCATCGTCCTGCTGGACGATCACGAACGCGCGCTGCTCGACCGATGGACGGTCGGCGCCGCGACCAACGCGAAGGGGACGAGGTCCCTCAGCGTCAAACCCCGGAAGGAGAAGACCAGTGGGTGAAGAGACCAGGACCGGGACCGCTGTTGCGGTCGCCGGGCAGGGTGGGCGCGATCTCGACGTGTTCGGGTCGATCGCCGGTTTCGAGGCGGCGCAGCGCATGGCGCGGGCGCTCGTGACGTCGGCGCTCGTCCCGGAGTCGTTCCGCGGCGAGTCGAACCTCGGCAACGCGCTCGTCGCGCTCGACATGGCGAAGCGCGTCGGGGCGTCGCCGCTGATGGTGATGCAGAACCTGCATGTGATCGAGGGCCGGCCGTCCTGGTCGTCGCCCTTCGTCATCGCCGCTCTGAATAACTGCGGCCGGTACAGCCCACTCCGCTTCGTCGTCACGTCGATCGGCAAGCGGACCATCGAGTACGAGCGGTGGGCCGGCCCGAAGGGTCAGCGCCAGCGCGAGACGGGCAAGATGGAGATCGAGGATCGGACCTGTCGCGCCACGGCGACGGACCGCGCCTCGGGCGAGATCCTCGAGGGGCCCGAGGTTTCGATCGCGATGGCGATCCGGGAGGGCTGGTACACGCGCCAGGGCTCGAAGTGGGTGACGATGCCCGACCTGATGCTGCGGTACCGCGCCGCGGCGTTCTTCGGTCGGCTCTACGCGCCCGAGATCCTGATGGGTATGCCGTCCGAGGACGAGGCGCTCGACGTCGACTATCGCGTCCTGCCCGAGACCGAGGCGGCCGCCGCGACGGTCTCGCCGGTCGAGCCGGCGCCCGCCGCGCCGACGCGCCGCCAGCGCCGGTCGGCCGGCCTGCAAAGCGTCGCGGAGCGGGGCGGCGCCGCGGGCGGGAAGACCGAGACGCCGGCC